GAGTTATCATAATAAAGTGTAACTGCTCCGTTTGCAGCAGCATTAAGCATAACTTCTTGAGCTACTGACCTAGCTGTAATGTTATTAGCTTGTAATAATAAATTACCACCTACAGGTGCATTAATAAAATTATTACCTGAAGAATGATAAATCTGTAAATCATTAGAGTCACCAAAGTAGGCTTTAGAGTTATCTGGAAAGTTTAGGTGGTTACTACCAAATGTCCAATAGTCATTGGTTTCATTCCATAGTAGTGAGACATTAGTTGAGGTACCTCGTTCTATTTCGATACCACCGTTCTGTGATGGCGTCCCTGTTTCATCTGAATTAAGGACAATGATGTTATCACCGATATTAACTTCGTTACTGTTGACTGTAGTTGTTGTACCAGAGACAGTTAGATTACCTCCAACAACAACGTTGCTTGTCGTAGTTACTGTCGTAAAAGTACCAGCTGCTGCTGAGTTAGCTCCAATGACTGCACCGTCTATTGAGCCACCATTAATATCTGCAGTATCAGCTACTAAGCTATCTATGTTAGCTGTGCCATCTATAAATAAATCTTTAAACTCTAAAGAGCTTGAGCCTAAGTCAATGTCGTTGTCTGTAACTGGTAGGATAGCTCCATCGGCTATGTAGAGCTGTTGAGTTGAAGTGCCTGAGACATCTATCCAAAATTCTATGTGGTCATTGGTTGTGTCTATTAAGATTTTGTTGAGTGGTGTTACTAAACCTGCATCACCTATTAGGCCAATAACTGGGCCTTCAGCAGCTGTGCCATCGTGTTTGTGTCCTGAAGTATTACTAAATACATTTAATAACTGGTCATATTCGTTATTAAATAATGCTGCTGTAATGGTATCGCCATCACTAAAAGTACTTTGTCGGATATATCCTGCCATTCTTATCTCCTACCTGAAGGTATATAATCTACATAGAATCCATTCACAATATAAGGTGCATTGGAATCATTACTTGAGAATCTAAAATTGTTACTGTGGCCACTACCAACTAGTGATTCTCTAACTAGTGGTTGTTCAGCTGCACCAAAAATTGCTGAGCCAAATATAGCATTACTAAATGTTGCTGGTTCTGGTACTGAGTCTAATAAAATACTATCTGGTTGTGGGACATCAAGATTACCAAAATCAAACTTAACTGTTAGTGTTGGTTGTACTGTCCCTTCTGGTGTTATAGATATCTTAATGTAATGCAAAGTTTTTAAAGTACCAAAGTCACCATAATCATAGTCTGGTGTTTCATAAATAGCATTTATATTAGTACCATCAAAACTATGACCAACATCATGGGTATAAACAAACCCATTAGTATCACCATGGTAATAAACCTCAACACCGTTTTGGTCAAAGTTTGAATTAACATCTGTTACTTCTAAACCTTTTGTTTCAGACCATTGAAACCCATTAGGTCTTAATGTGCCAATAATCCCTTCTTGAGCTGAATTAACTGAAAGGGGATTGGTATAGTACAATCTATACTGTGACTTTTCTCGTATAACCAAACTAGTTACAGTAAAGTCATCAATGTTTCGAGCTAGGTCACTAAGTAAAGGTTGTATTTGTTTTGATACTGTCCCTAACTCCACGTCACCAATTCTTGCAGTACCAGCAACTGTTCTGATACCATCTGGTGCTAGAAAGACTAAGTCACCACCAATTTCTTGAATACTGTAGCCACTTAAACAACCTACATTTTCCGTAATAGGGTCTATTCTAATATTTGATGAATCATTAATATTAATTAGTTTATGAATACTGTTTTCACAAAAGACAATTAAGTCTTCACGGAAACCTTTAATACCAACCACTTGGTCTGATATAGTTACCGAACCTGCTCCAGTACCTGAAAAGTTATCAGGGTCATTATACACACTGTAGTAAACTGTACTTAAATTGTTTTCTACTCCTGCTGCTATCAAGTGATGGTCATGAACTGTAATGTGTTTGACTCCATTAGTACCATCAACAGTAATTTCAGCAGCAAAAAATGTTCTGCTATTTAAGTTACCAGACCCTTCCATTCTAAAGCTATAAACTTTATTAGCTCCATCGGCTATTAGTAGTTCACCATATTCAAAAGTTGCACCTTCAAATAAAGCAAAACTACATTGCCCTTGTCCTGTTCTATTTAAAACACTACGACCTGTAAAGGCTGTGTAGTTATCACCACTATTAGCTACTGAACTTCTATTTATTTGTAACCAAGTAGCTCCATCATTACTAAAATAAATATCATCACTGACACAAGCAACAACTCCATCAGCATAAGGAAATACTCCTAGTATGGTTGCTGTACTACCTGCTGGTTGTGCTGGAGTAACATCACCAACTTTATATTTAGTGTAACCGTTTATTCTACGATACCCACCTTCAATAGAGACTTCAAAGTTTTGTAGTCTAGAAGCAACCCCGGGAGTTTTTAATAAGTCAATAGAGTTTGATGAGGTTACAAGACCACCATCACATGCAACTGTATAAGGTTGGGAACGTGCCATAAATTAAAAATATCTTCTATCATCAGTCATATACTTAGGCTGAGGATTCATTAAGTTTGATTTCATGCTCTTCATAGCTTTTCTAAAATCATCTAAAGCAAAAGCTGCTTGTTGTGGTGATTCTTTAAACTGCCATACATAATATCTAACTCGTGAAGTTATAACATTACTATATTGTTCTGGGAGGACTATAGTGTCACCATGAGCTGATAAAGCTGTTGGCTTATTAAAAGCATAAAAATGTATATTATAAACTTTATCAGGTATCGGACTTAGTCCAAATTTTCTACTATCTGGAGATTTAATAACATATCTAGGTTCTCCATACACCTGTCCATCAGCATCATCGGCATTTTCTGAGTCTCTATAATTACTCTTCCAATCAGCTAATGTTAAAAACTTTAAACCTTTAGAAACATAAGGAGCTGATTCACCTGACACATTAATAGTTGTCATATAAAAATCATCCCAATCTATTGAAGCATAGTCATCAGCTAAACTAGAACTACCAGTTTTTAATAAGTACCATCTAGTACCGGCAACACTAGGAACAGTTACATTACCATAGAAAGGGTCAGTAGCTCCACTAAGACCAGCAGATAAAAAAGGTAGCTGAGGTTCTTCATTAGCAATATCAAAGATTGCTTTATTAACCATATCTTTAACAAAAGCTTGAATACCTTTAGCATTTGCAAAAGTTGATGTTGTTAAAGGAACTTCATTCAGTTCTCGTAATACTTCGTTAGTAATTTCTAAATATGTGTTTGCCATTATTTTTTATGTTTCTTTTGAATTTCAAAGTTAGCTGATAAGCTTGCTCCTTTATGGGGCACAAACTTACCAGTATGTTTCATAAGCTTATAAGACTTACCGGACTTCATCCAGTGATAGCCTTTAGGTGCTTTAACCTTCATTACTTCTCGCCTTCTATTTTCATGGTATTCATACCAGCCATAGAACTGCATTTCTTTTCCATATCTTGAATAGAAGCATAACCACCATGTTTATATTTGATTCTACCTCCACCCATCATTTTTTTCTTTTTAGACATACCACCGTACATCTTTTTGTCTCTTTTTTTATCTCCGTAATGCATAATCTCTCCTATAAAAAATGGAAGGCTCCGAAGAGCCCTCCGAAGTATCGTTAGTCTACTAGGTAGAAAGCTGATACTAAAGCTTTTGGTCTAAGAACTTTTGCTCCGTAGACGTGTAAGCCTCTAACAATATCACCAAAAGAATCAGGGTCTCTGATAACTTCTGTTGATGTAATTGTTTGAGCACTTGACACTGCAGACATGTGTCCAGCTAGGACTTTACCTGTAGCATTTGAAGTTGATGCAATGTTATTTGATTTGTACATTGAAAAACCTCTTAGTTTACCACTAGATACTAAGCCATTTCTAATTGAACCTTGTCCAGCATTAAAGTCTACTGACAATAGTTTTGAACCTGACTGTGATAGTTCCTCGTAAAAACTTGGAGGAGCTACAAAATATCTACCTTCTTCAGGGACATTTTGGTCATCAAGTAATCTTGCCATTCTTGCCATTAAGTCTAAAGCATCCACACCTGTTCCGTCTGAACCTAATAGGTCAACAGAGTTTGTTGCGTGAGATAGAGTTGCATCAGCAGTTGCACTGTCAGAACCAATGATATGGTCTGGTGAACTTGAAGATACTCCTGCGAACATCTTAGCTAAAACACCTTGGTCAAAAGCATCTCTTAATGAGTATGCTGCTGAAGATGTTGCAACTTCTTTGAAGTTGACATGTGACATTTGACTTTCAATATCATCTACGATAAATTTGAAAGCATTAGCTGTATCTACGATAAGAGTTGTTTCTGCATCTGTAAGAACTGTTTTTGTTACATCTGCTCCTCTTTCGTACTGATACACTGTAATTTCTGGTTCGTTAATTATTTTAACAGTGTCTCCAAATCCTGAAATCTCACCTGCGTAATCTGTGTTTGAAATTGCTTCGACAACAGAGGCTTTCCTAAAAAAGTTTAAAACTTTCTTGGAATAAATTTCAGGCAAGAAATTATTGTTAGCAAAGTTAGAACCAGACGATTGTGCGAAATTTTCATCCGATTGGTTATAAGCCATTTTTCTTTCCTTTAATTATTATAAAAGTTTATCTTTGAACTCTGCCTTCAAACATGGCTTTACTGATTTCTTCTTCATATTTGTCGAATTCATCCATGCTCATAGCAGAAATCTCCTTAGTAGTCCAAACTTTCTCTTGCTTAGGTTCAACACTTGTTGTTTTAGTTGAAACCATATCAGCAGCAGAAGATTTGGTCTTTTTAGAATTTGACTTCTTCGGTTTGGAGTCCATACCAATATCTCTTTTAAATAAATCTATAGCTCTTGAAGCTAGGTCAGCATCATCAGCATTTTTATATACCCAATCTTGGATAGATTGTGGCTGTGATTTTGCCCAGTCGTGAAAGTCATCACTGTTTCTGATATCTTCAAAATCAGGATGTCTGTCATTCAATCGCTTTTCAGCATCTTTACGAACAAGTTCTTTTTCCCGTTGCTGGAGAGCTTCTAACTTAGCTTCAAGGTCTTTGGACCTTTCAGAAGCTTGTAAGTGTGAAACTGTTTCAACAACTTCGTAAACATCTGGATACTCTTTTTTAAAATCTTCAAGTTCCTCTTGAGACTTCGGAGCTTTATAGCTTTGTCTATTTTTAGTAGCTTCTTCTAATAGCTCTTGCTCTCTTGATTTAAACTCACTAAGTTTAGTATCGTAATGTTTCTTTAAATCATCGTATCGCTTTTTGTAGTCTGGTCGCTTATAAGGTTTATCCTCACTTGCTTCCTGTTCTACGGGTTGCTCTACTTCTTCATTTGATTCTACTTTGGTTGGTTCTCTAAAGAACATTCCGTCAGCACTCTCAAATGCTTTATCTTCTTCGTTACTATGCCATGATTTTTTTTCGTTATAAGGATTGGCATTTTCCTCTTTTACTTCAGTAGTCATATTCTTCTCCTACTCAGGGCTTCATTTAAAAGGTAGCTGCGTATGTCGACTGTGCAGGGCTTTTATTTTAAAGGTAGCCTTTCGGTTAATCTAATGATAGGGTGCTTATGACATAAGGTAGCCCTATCGCCTAATATTAGCTTACGGGTGAAGCTTTACCAGTCATCATTTTTCGAGTTCGTATTTCTTCGACTAACTCTTCTTCCTCTTGCTCAGTTGCTTGAGGTCCAACAGTTTCTCGTAGCACACGAATCTCTTGTTTAACTGGTTCTGGTTCAGTTGGTTCAACCACAAAAGTTTCACCTTCTTCCAGTACTTCGCCTCCGTAAACAAAACCTTGTCTTTCATCTGCTTTAGCTTCAGCATCTTTCATCATACGCATCAATTCATCAGCTCCGATTTCTTCTGTTGCTTTAGCAGTAAAGACAAATTCTCCGTCAGATAACCTTGCAGGTATGCTGTCGGATATGCCATTGCCCGGACCCTCAACGAGTCCAGCTCCGGCAA